ATAAATATGGGCTTATATAGTGATACTAAAATTTTTAACAACAAAGGATTAAGCATATATCAAGGACATGTACCATGTATTGTTTCAGGATCTGCTGACGATTATATAACTACTATTAAAACATTTGCTTCCCTTAAAGACGATATGTCGTGTAGACAATTAATTAAAGATACTTATCATGCTTCTGATATGTTAATGCTAGCTAGTAAAAAAATTAACTTTAATTCATTAAACATTGTTGTTGATCATCCTAGCCACGGAATATTAATACATTGTTCACACGGATCATGCGGTAAAACTAACAAATCTAAAATAGAAATTATGAAAGATCTTAGCACACGATTTTAGATATTGAGAATAAATAAAGAGATAAAGACATTTATAATTAAATGAAAATTCAAATCAATAACGCAGAAATATTAGACTTAACAATATCAGAATTGTATGATTGTTGGCTTATAGACAAAGAAAGTTTCCATCATTGGCTAACTAGAAAGTCTAATGTCAAAATTCCCCCAGAAGCTGATACAGGAACTTGGTTTCTAGTCGATAATAAGGAAGAAAGATCATATCAGGTAAACTTAAAAGACTATGTAGAATGGTGGAATCCTCTTGTTGCTTATATAAGAGCCACACCAGTCAATAATTATGAGATAGTGGACAACTATATTGAGTATGTAAAATTTGAGATATATAATAATAACTATCCTGAAGATTATTAGAATATTCAATAAAAACAAATATATAATGAATATACTTTACAGTTTAGAAGGACACAATCCTAAATATGGTGTTTGCCAACATACTTGTAAAAACGGAAATTGGAGAACAATCAAAAATTGCTGTTGCGGAACAGACGAGGATAATAACTGGTACGTCTGCGATAGTGTCTCTATCTTACCAATCTGCGACTCTATCTCAGAAAATTTAGTAGTCTATACAAACTGCTATCCTCCAAACCATTAAACCATCATAATGTCAAATCATATTGATTATTTTATAGTCTGTCATAGTCAAGAATCTATTATTGAATTTTTGGACACAAAAAAATTTAATATGCTACCTAATTATCGTTTTCTGTTTGTTGGAAACAGAGAAACTAATCAACTTAAACAAATATCCAACGTAATTATCTGTAATAAATTACCGAAGAATATAGAAGAATGCACCAATCTATGTAGCTTTACAGCATGGTGCGCTATATCTAAAAATAAACTATACAGTTCTAATCATGTGTGTTTATTAGAATACGATATCGAGTCTTCTCAAGAACTACATAATAAAAATATATTTGCTATTTCAAATGAGATCCAACCATCTATTTATGGTTATTCTATAGCTCCTGTGAACCATCGAGTATTTTATAGAAGCACACCAATATTGGAACTAGCAATTCATAAAACGTACAATATTGATTTATTAGATTTCGTAAATAATTATGGGGCTCAAGAAAAATACTGGCTCACCACAACAAATATGATGATGCATCAAAACACTTTGTGTTCATTTGTAGATTGGTATATATCGATGATAGAACCATTTAAACACGAACCCATGAGCGCATATGTTCATGAAAGAGCTATACACATATTTTCTTTACTCAATAGTATTCAACTTACCTATATAAAAAATGCTATTAAACACCACCAAAAATGTTCACATAATATAGAAGACATTTATGGATATTTTTTGAAAAAGAAACACAGCAAATGCCTTGCTTCCACAGATATCCTAGAATACGACTTATTGTACCAACAGACACTATTCGAGCTTGACAAAAAGTACAGCTCAGGTATGATAGACCATGTAAACTCAAAGGAAACAGGATCAAAATGAGACCATCTTGGACAGATTATTTTTTGGGGTTGGCGAAGGTTGTTTCTCAAAGAAGTCATGACGTACATACTCAACACGGTTGTGTTATCACTGACAATCATAATAGAATTTTGGGAGTAGGATATAATGGATTCGCTAGAGGTTTAGATGACTCATTACTACCTAAAACTAGACCAGAAAAATATCATTGGATGATTCATGCTGAACGTAACGCTCTATCAAATTGTGTGGTACGTCCAGATAACGGAATAGCTTATGTTTCAGGACAATGCTGTAACGATTGCATAATGGCCTTATGGCAAGAAGGAATTACTAAAGTAATTATGTCAAATGATCATGGTACAAAGTTGTTTGATGCTGAAGCTTCAGAAAAATTTGACTTATTTGTTAAAATGAGTGGAATTTCTGTGGAAAAATTTTCTCCAGATCTTTCTTGGCTGAAACAGCTTTGTGGTGTATCTTGATTACAAGAACATGCTTTTACATATTATATATACTGTATTTTTATCATTTTTTTACTGGTGACACAAATATGATCAATCATCATTTTGAAGTTGCCACTCTCACTGGACTACTAGTACTAATCAATAGGAGATAATATGTCGGCTCTTCAAGAATTACAGAATTATACATTTGTTAGCAAGTATGCTCGTTGGTTAGAAAACCAAAATCGTCGTGAAACATGGAAAGAGGCAGTTGAACGAGTTAAAAATATGATGCATACAAAGTATGCTGATAAAGACATTTCCGACGAAATTAATTGGGCATATGATGCGATGTATAAGAAGAAAGTTCTTGGGAGTCAAAGGGCACTCCAGTTCGGAGGAGATCCAATACTCAAGAGACATGCAAAGATATATAATTGCACTAGTTCTTATTGTGATAGACTAAGATTTTTCCAAGAGTGTTTTTGGCTATTGCTATGTGGTAGTGGAACAGGATTTAGTGTACAAAAGCACCACGTTGCCAAACTACCATCTCTTGAACACAACGTGGAAGAAGGTATTTGTACAAAATATGTTATAGACGATTCCATAGAGGGATGGTCAGATGCTCTCGGTGTTTTACTAAGTTCATATTTTAGTAAGCCGGTAGAAGAATTTAAACAATACAAAAATTGTCATATAGCATTCGATTATTCTAATATTCGTCCAAAGGGTTCTTCATTAGCTTCTGGAGTAGGCAAAGCTCCTGGATATGAGCCATTAGCAAATGGTCTAGAAAAAATCAGAGCCTTATTAGACAGATGTGTGGCTGCTGGACAGAAAAAATTACGTCCAATTGATGCTTATGATATTGTTATGCATAGTAGTGATGCTGTGCTATCTGGTGGTGTTCGTAGAAGTGCTTCTTTAGCATTATTTAGTCATGATGATGAAGAAATGGCCAAGGCTAAAACCGGTAATTGGTATCTTGATAATCCACAAAGAGCACGAAGTAATAACTCAGCATTACTACTAAAGCAAGAAACAACTTTTGACGAATTCAATACTCTTATGCAATCTGTAAAAGAATTTGGTGAACCGGGATTTATTTGGAGCGAATCAACAGAAATGATTTTCAATCCATGTGTAGAGATTGGTATGTGGCCTGTTGATGAAGAAACACAAAAGAGCGGATGGCAAGGATGCAATTTATCGACAATTAATTGTTCAAGCGTGGTTGATGAAGAAGATTTTTATGAAAGATGTAGAGCAGCAGCGATCATAGGTACTCTACAGGCTGGCTTTACGACACTAGCATATCTAGGAGATATTAGTCAGCGTATTTTTGAGAGAGAGGCTTTACTAGGCGTTTCTCTTACTGGAACTATGGAAAAACATGATCTAGTATTATCTGAAAAGGTATTGACAAAAGGAGCAAAAATTGCTGTTGAAACAAATAAGAAAATTGCTCAAAAAATCAATATTAACCAAGCGGCAAGAGTCACCTGTTTAAAACCAGAAGGAACGTCTTCAAGTATGCTAGGAACATCGTCCGGTATACATCCTCATCACGCTAAACGATACATACGCCATGTACAGGCCAATGTTTTAGAAGCTCCATACCAACACTTTAAGAAACTAAACCCACAGGCTTGTGAGAAATCTTCATGGTCAGCAAACAATACTGATGAAGTTGTTAAATTTCCAATTGAAGTTCCAGATGGTGCCAAGCTTAAGAATCAGTTACCAGCAGTAGAAATGTTGTCTATTGTAAAGGACACTCAGAAGAATTGGGTTCATTCTGGTAAAAACAGAGCATTATGCACACAGGAATATTTAAGCCATAACGTTAGCAATACAGTAACTGTTAAGCCCGATGAATGGGACGATGTTACCAAATATATTTATGATAATCGTAAATATTTTGCTGGTATTAGTCTGATTCCTCAAAGTGGAGACAAAGATTATCCACAAGCTCCATTCACAACAGTTTATACTAGTCGTGAAATCGTTAAAGAATATGGAGATGCAGCGCTATGGTGCTCAGGATTGATTGAATTAGGGCTAAATAGCTTTAACAACAATCTATGGGCAGCATGTGATTATGTGTCCATGAACCAATATAAAGACGGTGATTCAGAAGATAAACTACTATTTGCCACAAAAATGAAAAACTTTGCTGGGAAATATTTTAATACAGATGTTAGACGGTTAACATACTGTATGAAAGATGTTTATAATTGGAAAATCTATTGCGATCTTTTCGAAAGCTTTAAGAAGGTTGATTATACGCAACTGGCTGAGACCGAAGACAATACCGTAGGAATAGAGGAAATTAGTTGCGCTGGCGGCGCCTGTCTAATTTAACTACTATTCGTAAAGGGTAAAACTTGAGAAAAAATAATAAAAATGTAAAGAAGAAAGCAAAGCTTATAGACGCTACTCATGATTTGGTTGTACCTCAGCTTTATAGAAACAGACTAAGACCTCGCAGCGAAAATCAAAAACAGTATATTAGAAATATAGCAGAAAATACTATTTCATTTTGCCAAGGTGCTGCCGGAAGCGGTAAGACGCACATAGCTGTTGGAATGGCATTAGAATATTTACTAGAAGAGAAAGTTAAGAAAATAATTATCACCAGACCTGTCGTAGAATCTGGCGAAAAAATAGGATATTTACCAGGAACAGCAGAAGAAAAATTACATCCATATCTATTACCACTACTAGACGAAGTGCATCATTTTATCTCTGGTGGTCAATATGCTGGTTTAAAGACAAATAATAAAATTGAAATTGTTCCATTAGGACTCATGAGAGGTAGAAATTTCCACGATTGTTTTATTGTTGCTGATGAATGTCAGAATGCTTCTTATGATCAGTTAAAAATGTTATTAACCAGAATAGGAAATAATAGTAAAATGGTATTGACAGGAGACATTAGTCAGTCAGACCTACTAAGACATATGCGTGGAGGATTTTTTGAAATGATGACCAGTCTTGAAGGTATAGAGGGTATCTCGATCAGTCGTTTAGACTTTTCGGATATAGTCAGAAATCCTATTATATCCAAGATTCTTCAAAGATTAGATAGTTATGAGTCAGACAAAACATAAATGCTTATTATTAAACTCTGATTATACTCCTATCACTATAGTTGATTGGCAAAAGGCTATTATATGGTCTTTGAGGTCATATAATGATCAGAGAAAATATGGAATTGAAATTTTAGATTTTCATAAAGAGCCATACGTTACTGGCACAGGAGGAAGAAAATACAAAATTCCTTCTGTTGCCAGAACTATAAAGTTTTTCAATTTTTACAATAAGCCAATTCATTTTTCTAGACGTAATTTATTTTTAAGAGATGATCATACTTGCCAATATTGTAAAAACCATTTTCATCCTAATCAGTTAACATACGATCATGTTATCCCTAAGTCTCGTTATAAAGCCTCTTTACAAAAAAAGTGTACTAATTGGACTAATATTGTAACATCTTGTATTAAGTGTAACTTTAAAAAAGGCAATAGAACCCCAGAAGAAGCTGGTATGACATTAGCAACAATGCCATGTGAACCAAAATATTCTGATAAATACTTGCCTTGGCACAACGAAGCTCTTAAGATATACCAGACACAAGAACTAGAGACTTGGAAACCGTTCATTAATTTTAAATAGGATAGGATAAATGGCTGAACACATATTTAGAACACAAAATCCAGATACTCAAAGTATGTTTTATTGTCTTTCTGGTCAAGAAGATTTTATCGATAATGACAATAATCCCAGAGTCAAAGAGGAACAAGATAATAGGGTTACGGCCAAAGCTGTACAGAATAAAAAGCCAAAACATTTTAAGGATACGACTAATCAGTATAGGTATTATATTAAAATAAATCCAAATTTACAAATATATAATCCAATTAATCTACATTCTTCCATCAAAGATAAAACTAAATTTTCTCACATTAATACCGTCTGTAAAAATGACTGGATTTTTAAAGAAGTGGATAAATCAATATTCGATAAGTATATAGCATTTCTAAAACATCAAAATGCTCAAAGTCTCAAGGATCTTGAAAGACAAATTAAATAATTATGCCAACATACACATATAAGTGCGAACAGTGTGAAGTAAAATTTGAATTATTTTTTACGATAAACAAATATGAAGAACACCCCTTATGTACGTCTTGTAAGTCTAAAAAAACAAACAGATCTTATGAAGACGATATGTCTACAATATCTAGCTCTGTAAAAAAATCAGATAGCGAACTCAAAACGATTGGAGACTTAGCTAATCGTAATAGAGATAAAATGAGTAATGATCATAAGCAATATTTACAAGAAAAGCATAACGAATATAAAGATACAGAATTAGAGAAACAACTCCCAAAGGGTATGAACAGAATCAAAAAGCCCAAAAAGAAAATTAAATGGACATGATATGGTAGAAAAAATAAAGCTACAACCCGAGACCCTTGAACAACTTAAAAATCTAACAGATGCTATCGAACACACAGTAGCGAAAGAATCATACACAGAATTTCAAGAACTAATAGATTATAATAGCACAACTAAACTTACTAATTCTCCTCATGAAATAGTATTTGATATTACAGCTTCTGTATTTGAAGAAAACTCAAAAGGAGAGCTTGTTGGTACAAAAGAAATTTGTACAAAGAAATTTCATATACCAGTTCCTATAGACAAAGAATATGAACTGTTCATGAAAACTTTTTTCACACATCTTGAACAATGTATATTAGCATCTACCCAAGTAGCATATGAGGACAATAATGGATAGTTTTATATTTCAACAAAAACCGAACAAACAAGAAACAATAGATACAGAGTATTATACTGCTCCAGATCAAGAAGACTTTGTAGATATGAATGGACTACCAAGAACCAATAATCCAAATAATAAGCATATTGTGGCTAAGAAAATTATTAAATTAGATTCTCAGCCCAAATATTCTATTAAGATAGGAATTAATAATAAATTATTAAATCCTCTATCTATTTATGGAAAAGATAAAGACTCTTCATTTTTGGATACTGTATGTAGAGCTAATGATAGATTTATCGATGTAAATCTAAAAGCGTTTGAATTATATCTGAATTTTCTTAGAACAAAAAATTCTTCATGGCTATATAATGCCGAAAGGGAACTAACATAATGTCTCGTATTAATAAAACAACAATTTATGCAATCAAATGGTTAAGTAGTCAGGGACATGATATAGAATCTATAGCTAACGAACTGTCTGTTTCTAAAAAGCAGGTAGAGGTCCACACAGACCTTCCTCAACCGGTTCAACCAGTTCAGGTTAGTCAAGAAGAACAACCCAAAATTACCCCTAAAAATCTTATGATAACACAAACAAGTGTTAAGAAAACCAACAACGTTGCTATTATGACTGGTGAAGCATCTATGCTCAGTGACCATATTAAGAAAAACCAAAAAGCCACACCAAAACATCAAACAGGCATTTTCCGACCAAAACAATAATGAGTAATATTTATCCATCTAGGTATTCTAATGGTAAGAAGGTTTCGGCTGCTCAGTATATTACTGAATTAATATGTGAAAATAAAGCAAAGCAAGATAAATTAGATTTACATCATAGATTTTGGTTAAATCCAGAGTGGTCCAAATACTATAGAAATCAAATAGGGACTGCTAATCAACTATTAAAGAAATACAGTCCTAAAGCGATTATCAAAGCTTTACAAGACAACAAAGCACAAAAAATCTATTCTTTGCGAGCACCTCACCTTGTGGCTATTATAGACCAATACCAGTCCATAGTAGACTCTGAAAATACAGAATTTACCAAAGATATAGAACGTAAAGAAGTTAAAACTTACAGAAAAGAACAACCTAAAACCAGTCTGCTATCAAAACTAAAGGAACTAGACGATGAGTCTTAAAGAAGATGTTGCTAAAAATTTTGGAAATGAAATTATCTTATCAGGTAATGCTATAGTAGATAGAAAGTCTATTATCATACCAGTAAGCCCATCGTTGGATATGGTTTTAAACGGAGGTATCCCAGAAGGAAGTTTTGTGGTATTCACAGGACAGCCCAAATGTGGAAAAACCACGACCTCTCTTTCTTTTGCCGCTACCGCACAAAGACCCGAGTACAAGGGAGACTTAGCGAAAGATCGTCATGTGTATTACCTAAATATTGAGGGTAGATTAAAAAAGAGAGATCTTGAAGGTATTCCAGGATTAGATCTTAATAGGATTGATGTTATAGGATCTCAACAAGGTAAAATTCTTCATGCAGAAGAATATCTGCAAATTGGAGAAAGAATCATTAATGAAATTCCTGGTTCTATATTAATCATAGACTCATATTCTGCACTATGTACAGAAGCAGAAATTACTAGTGATATGGATAAAATGCAACGTGCAGACGGCGCTAAATTATTAGCAAAGTTTTGTCGTAAGGTAGCAAATGTAATACCTGTTAATAAAAACATTGTAATTGGTATCACTCATCTTATGGGTAATCCAACGGGATATGGTGCAGAATTTAAGGAGAAGTCTGGGCAGGCTATTGCTTATCAGACGGATGTTAAGATAAAGGCTAAGACTTTTAAGCCATGGATTATCGGAACAGATGCTACTCAAATAGGCCAGGAAGTAGAATGGCAAGTTCTATGTTCCGCTCTCGGTCCTCCGGGAGCTTCTATCACTAGTTATATTAGGTATGGTCAAGGTATTGATCAATATACTGAATCGATCATGTTGGCTTGTGATATTGGTCTAATCAATAAGGCCGGAGCTTGGTATACTTTAGACTTTGTTGACGAAGGAACAGAGAAAAAACCAAAGATGCAAGGCACCGAAAAAATCAGGCAGTTTTTGCTTGACAATCCGGAAACATATAGTAAACTCAACGCATCAATCAAGAGTACCATGGGAATCAAATGCTAGTAAAGGACTTGGATGGCATTGCTCACACTTGGAACTTGACAGGAAATATGGCTCATGGAAAGACTACTAATAAGTCCTCTTTGCATATAAGAGCCAGAGCCTTATTATCTGCCCAGTTTCCAACACTACAATTGCTGGAAGAAATTCCAATTATATTGCGTAAGTCTGAGACTTTGTACTTAGATTTTTATATGCCTCTTAATAGAACTTGTGTGGAAGTTCATGGAGAACAACACTATAAATTCGTTGGTCATTATCACAATAATGCCCTAGGCTTCATGAAGCACAAAAAGAGAGATAAAGAAAAACTGGAATGGTGTGAATTAAATGGTATTAAATATATAGAGCTACCCTTTAATGAGTCTGATTCAGAATGGCTAAATAGGATTACAGGGAAATGAATACTAAAGAAAAAGTTGAAGAATGGGATCGTATATTAGACGAATATGAAAAATCTATTGGTCTAGGAACATATTCTGATATTCATAATTTTACAGAAGAAGAATTGAATTCCTACTTCTCTATGTCGCGGGATGTTATAGAAAAATTAACCCCAGAAGATTGTGCACAGATCTCCTTGAGATTAGCCCAATATGCTTTGTTCTTACAAAGAACTATTAATAGAGAAATAGCTAGACATAACTGGGCCGAAGAATCAATTAAGGAATCTATCGCTGACGAAATTAATAACTATAAGGGATATGGATATATAGAAAAATCTCTTCAAGCTATTAAACATAACGATAAAGCTAGTGGGTTAAATCGTATCAAAAAATACGCAAAACAAAGAATGGATAGACTATCCTATTTAGCGAATAACATTAAAAACCTATCCGATATCATATTAGCAGTACAGAAAACAAAGGTGAAACATGGATCTTAATGACCTAATAAAAAATCCAGATCAAATTAAAAATCTAATAGAGGTTCTACAAGCCCTTTTACCAAAAGAGCAAGAAGATACAGAGTCTATTGTTGCTGAAAGTAAAACCAAGAGCAAAAACTCAAACAGATCAACATCAACCATCAAGACACGCGGAGGACAAAAACGCCGTAAGTCTAATGGTAGCGAAGGTCTGAATAAGTTTGAGAGTATGTCAGAATTTGCTATGCACAAAGAAGATTCTGCAATAGATAAGGTTTTATCTAAAATTCCACCAGTTGCTAGAACAAGAGATGAAGCCGAACCGGTGGATGTAGTTTGTAGAATCTGTGGAAAAAAAGAGAGGGTCAGTCCCTCATTAATTTTTGATTCAATTTCGCGTTATAAATGTAATACTTGCGCCACCCAATCAGGTTAAGTTTAAGGTTTATCAAATATGATTTTATGCGATCCTTCGGCAGAAAGAGCCGTATTAAGTGGCATTCTCCAATATGGTGAAGATGCTTTTTTAGACGTTAGTGATCTTATACAAGAGTCTACATTCACAGTAGATAGTAATCAACTTATTTTTAGGTGCTTAAAAACCATATGTGAAAAGCATCAAAAACCAAAAATAGACTTGGCACTTATATACTCAACTGCACAAGAGCTAGAAGTTGGGCATATTCTTACCAAAAAAGAAGAAGCTCTGCACTTAAAGGCTATTGGCGATTTTCCTGTTAATCTAGAAAACATTCGCAAATTTGCTGCAAAAATCAGAAAGCTTGAAATTGCTAGACTTTTACATAAGCAGCTTAAAACTGCTCAAGATAAAATTTTAGATGTTAACGGCAGTGAAAGTATTTCTTCTATCATAGGCATTGCTGAAGATAGTGTTTTTAATTTTGCTTCTTCTATCAATAACGATAACGATAATGCTCCTTCTTTAATGGGAGAAGGTTTAGAAGAATATATAGAGTATTTACAAACGAACACTATCGATCAGGTTGGTATTCCTACTGGCTTTCCTGTTTATGATCAAGCTATAGGTGGAGGATTAAGAAAAGGTACTGTCAATGTTATCGGAGCTAGACCAAAGACTGGTAAAACTCTATTGTCTGACAATATGGGTAGAAATATAGCTAAACTAGGTATACCTGTTTTAAACATGGATACCGAAATGAGCAAAAAAGACCACATACACAGACTCCTGGCTATGTCATCAGAAATAGAAATATCCAAAATTGAAACCGGAAAATTCACAGATTCTCCAGTACATAAAGCAAAAATATTGGAATCTGTGGCAGAACTTAAAAATATGCCAATACATCATAAAGTTATAGCTGGAAAACCTTTTGAAGAACAGCTATCTATTATGAGAAGATGGATAGTTAAAGAAGTAGGATTAAATGACGATGGTACGGCTAAAGATTGTGTTATATTTTATGACTATCTTAAGCTCATGGATACAGCAGGAATGGACAAAGACCTTAAAGAGTACCAGCTACTAGGCTTTATGATGACGGCACTGCACAATTTTGCTGTCAAGTATCAGGTTCCAATTATGGCCTTTATTCAATTAAATCGAGACGGCATTACCAAAGAAAGTACTGATTCCGCTAGCGGTTCTGATCGTATTATATGGTTGTGTAGCAATTTCAGTATTTTCAAGAGAAAGTCCGATGAAGAAATAGCAGAAGACGGGGTTGAGGGAGGTAATAGAAAACTTATTACTTTGATCGCTCGTCATGGAGGGGGTTTGGATGACAATGACTATATCAACTGTAATATGAAGGGCTGGTGCGCTAAAATTACAGAGGGTAAGACTAGACTAGAACTATTGAGCAATAATAAACAACACCAAGATGGATTTATCATTGATGACGAAAATAATAAAGAAGACATTCCCTTCGTATAATCAGTATCAATTAAAAGAATTATCTGATGCTGTTTGTGATGATATAGAAAATCTATTAATTACGTTGGGTATAGAAGACTATAAGATTCTTGATAAAATGGTTATCATGCCATGCCCCATTCATAGTGGAGATAATGCTTCGGCTTTTAACCTTTATTATCAAGGAGACTCTTATAGAGGAAATTGGAAATGTAGAACACATCAATGTGAAGGTCTTTTTAAGTCTTCTATTATTGGTTTTATACGAGGATGTTTATCCAGAATTAAAAAGAATTGGACAAAACCTGGTGATGATATGATATCTTTTAATGAAGCTGTGGAATATGCTGTTCAGTTCAGTAAGCACAATGTTCGTGCAATATCTACACCTAAAAAAGATCAAGAAAAACACACATTCGTTAATACTATCAACTATATCACCAAGAATAATACAAAAACTACTAATCAGATAGCTCGTTCAACAGTAGTCAAGTCTCTACAAATTCCATCGTCTTATTTTCAAAGTAGAAATTTTAGTAAAAAGATCTTAGCGAAATATGATGTTGGAGAATGTATAACCAGTGGAAGAGAGATGTATAATAGGGCCGTAGTACCCATTTATGACCAAGACCATAAATATATGATAGGATGTACTGGGCGCACCATTAATAATGAAACTCCAAAATGGAGACATAGTAAAGGATTCTCTGCTAATGAATCGTTGTATAATTTTTGGTATGCCAAAGAACACATTAAAACGCTTGGTGGAGTAGTTCTGGTAGAGAGTCCCGGTAATGTATGGAGACTTGAAGAAGCAGGAATACATAACTCTGTTGCTATATTTGGTTCTTCGTTGGGAGATAAGCAAAAAATGCTTCTTGATATTTCTGGCGCTATGACTATTGTAACCTTAATGGATAACGATGAAGCTGGGAAAAAAGCAGCAGATCAAATTCTACAAAAATGTCAAAGAACTTATAACGTTAAACATATTCAGCTTGTCGATTACCCAGATGTTGCAGAAATGCCTTTGGAAAAAGTTGTAAAAGATATTAAACCATTAATTGAAAGTCATATCAAATGCTAATATTAGGAATATCTGGACGAAAACAGTCTGGAAAAAGCACTACAGGAAATTTCATATACTCTATTTATATGTCTAATCTGGGCATATCTAATAAGGTATATATCAATGAATATGGACAAATTATAGTGTCTGACTTATTAGGAGACACTAACTATTCGGGAGTGTTTGATCCAACTAATCATTATGATACTAATAATGACTATATTATTTCCCAGGTGTTTGAAAAACTAGCTCCATATATTAAGATATATAATTTTGCAGATGTCTTGAAAAGGGATATTTGTATGAATATTCTTGGTTTAACCTACGATCAATGCTATGGCTCTGACGAAGAAAAAAACGCACCCACGAATCTTAAATTAGAAGATAAGCATCTGTCGGCCAGAGACATTTTACAATACATAGGAACCGACATCTTTCGTAAAATTAAACCAGACGTTTGGGTAGAAGCTACGATTACAAAAATCAGAAAAGATAAACCAGAGCTAGCAATTATTACGGATTGTAGATTTCCAAATGAAGTAGATATTATCAAAAACAATCAGGGTAAAGTCCTGAGACTCGCAAGAGACCTGCATCATTCTGACCATATTAGTGAGACTATCTTGGATCCAGACAATTATAATTGGACGAATTTTGATTTTGTATTAAATAATGAGAATATGTCCATACTAGAACAACTAACAGAAACCAAAAATATTTTAGAGGAGATACTAAAATTATAATCACATATTTTCGAAGCAGTTCATATAATACCCATAGTCTTTGTGAGCAACAATATTTTATTGAATATGTTCTTGGGTGGAGAGGTCCGTCTGGTCAAAAAGCAGATAAGGGAACTATTGTTCATAAGGTTTTAGAAATTCTAGCTGTTATTAAAAAAGGACAGCAAGATGGTTTGACCGAAATCGATGATGATGTAGTTGGACATATTAATGTAGACAAATATAGTCTAGACATTATTACAGAAAAAGTATACAAATACTATACAGAAAAATCTCCTCACCATAAGTGGTCGCCTAAAGACTATAAAGATTGTCATGCCTGGGTTTATAAGGCTATTGAATTAAATAACGGTATGTTTGATCCTAGGAATCGTAATATTTTAATGCCAGAACAGCATTTTGATTTTGAAATAAAGAAACCGTGGTCTAAATATTCCTATAATCTTGTGGACGGTTCTGTGTTAGAAGGTAATTTGGCGATGAAAGGCACCATCGATTTAATAACTCTTGTCAATGAAGATACTATCGAGGTTGTTGACTGGAAAACGGGTAAAAGACTAGACTGGGCAACAGGACAAGAAAAAACTCAAGAGAAGCTTGAGAATGATCCTCAGCTAAGAATTTACCATTACGCAATTAAACACCTATATCCTAATATTAAAAATATCATATTTTCTATCTATTTTATCAATGATGGTGGCCCCTTTTCTATCTGTTTTCATGATAGTGATATTGCTGAAACAGAAAATATACTTCGTAGAAAATTTGACATAATTAAACAAACAACCAAGCCTAAGCTTAATAAGTCTTGGATGTGTAGTAAGCTATGTCATTTTGGTAAAACTACTTTTGCCAATACTAGTATTGAACCTGTCACAGAGTATAGAAATGGTCAGCTGTGTTCAAAAGACAGCACAATGACAAAGTGCGAACAAATAAAACACGACCTAGACTTATACGGAATTGACGCTACTATAGGGCTATACAAGCACCCGAATCACTCCTTTGGATCATACAAAGCTCCCGGAACATGAAAAAATATATCCCTTTGCATGTGCATTCTCACTATAGTCTTATGGATGGTCTTAGTAAACCTGCCCAAATAGCCACCAGATGCGCAAAAATTGGAGTTCAATCTTGTGCTATTACTGATCATGGATCCATTTCTGGAACAGTACAATTTTATCAAGCACTTAAGAAACAAAAGATCAAACCAATATTAGGTTGTGAATTATATATTTCTAAAGATAGTAGTTCATTAAAGACTAAAGAGAATAGCAAACTAAGCCATTTCCTAGTTCTAGCTAAAAACTATGCTGGATGGAAAACTTTGATTAATATTGTTTCAGAATCCAACTCAGAGTCTAATTTTTATCATAAACCAAGACTAGATTTCAAAACGCTATCTAAACTATTAGATGGTAATATTATAGGATTTTGTGGTCATTTGGGATCAAGTCTAGCTAATCTAATTCAAGAATCTACAGATTCCATAGAAAAGTCTGGAACAGAATTCATCTCTCAAATGAAAGATATTTTTGGTCCAGATAATTTCTTTTTAGAAGCACAGCTAATGGATAGAGAATATTCTAAAGAACAAATAGAGATGACAGAACATATTAGAAGGCTTGGTCAAATAACCAATACCAAGGTGATCTGTACTCCAGATGCTCATTACTGTGAAAAAGAAGACGCTATTGATCAACGCATACTTCTATGTAATAATCTGAAAACAACACTAATTGATATCAATAAAAAAATTCTGAACGATGAATCTGTAGCTATGGATTGTTTTTTTAAGTCAGACAATTTCCATATTCTAAGTCCAGAAGAAATAGCAAGTCTACATACAGACGAAGAAATAGAAAATACGAACTATGTAAATTCATTATGTGAAGAATATGATATTCTACACAAGCCACTTCTTCCAGAATTTGAATGCCCAGCAAACTTTAATCCAGACGAATATCTAAGAGAACTATGTCGTAAGGGATGGAGAGAAAAAATAGATAAGCAAATAGCTAAAGAAGAACATCAGCAATATGTAGATAGAATCAAGTTTGAACTAGAAATCTTACAGGGTGCTGGATTGTCTAGCTACTTTTTAATTGTGCAGGATATTGTTAATCTTGTTAGGTCAGAGGGATGGTTACCGGGTCCTGGTAGAGGTTCTGCTGCTGGATGTCTAGTATCATATTTAATCGGAATAACATCTATTAATCCTATAAAGTATGATTTGATCTTTGAAAGATTTTATAATGCTGGTAGAAATACATCAGACCATATCTCTATGCCAGATATCGATGTTGACGTACCAATTAACAAAAGAGAACAAATTATCTCATATATCAAAAACAAGTATGGTCACGATAAAGTATCCCAAATGATTACGTTTAATACCATGAAAGGTCGAGGGGCTTTAAAAGAAGTATTAAGAGTCTATGGTAATATTAGTTTCGACGAAATGAATCGTATAACCAAATACATTCCTGATGAGGCTAAAATTGCAGACGAACTACAAGAGATGAAAGAAGATACTGGAGAAGCATCAATTATTCGATGGGCCTTAGAAAATAATGTTGACAAACTCAAAGAATGGTGCTATATATCTGAAGACAATACATTAGCAGGCCCTCTAGCTAAAAGATTTGAACAAGCCATACGCCTAGAAGGAACAAAATCTAACCAATCGAAACATGCTGCTGGTGTAGTTATTAGTAGCGAAAATCTAAAACTTGTTTGTCCTATGATATACGATTCTAAGAATAAGCAGTCGATTGCCGGTATGGAGATGCAAGATTTAGAAAGCCTTGGTGTGATCAAATTTGATATTCTTGGTATAGCTATGTTGGATAAAATTATGACTATAACAGATATCCTTAAAAATGGAGAATAATTATGGAGAAACAGTTCAGTCAATTAGCAGTAGGCGATAAGTTCATGGTAAATGGCGTAGAATACGTTAAGGCAGCAGAAGTTAAAGTTAGTTGCTGCAAGTCTATAAACGCAACTGCTTCAACCAATAGTAATCAGAAGACTTTCTTCCCAGGAAATACCCTAGTAACAGTGGAAAATAATGGCTAATTTTCAAAAAATTTGTGTGTTCGATTTAGAGACAGACGGTGCTAATCCAGACGTATGTAGTCCAGTACAAATTGCTGCTGTGATTATAGATCCGTTTAGATTAGAGATAGTGAAAGATTCAGAGTTTAATATTACATTAAAACCAGCAGCCTTGGAAGAAAAAGCAGAATACTCCTATGAAGATAGTGATGTTCTGGATTTTCATGCTAAGGTAAGGGGGTGTGCTAAAGACAAGATCCTGTCAGATTGGCACTCTTATCAGAAGCAAGAACACGGATGGAAAATGTTTGTATCCTATCTAGATATGTATCATACAAGATCTGATAGAAAATCTTGCTTTAGCGCCCCTATTGCTGCTGGATATAATATTAATAGATTCGACTTAAAAATCGTAGACAGATTAAGTCAGAAGTATAAGAATCTTAATAAAGAAGGTAAATCTAGTCTTTTTTATCCAAGAGACGTTGTGGACTTAATGAATATTGTATTTTATTGGTTTGAGGGCAATAATGAACTCAAAAACTATACACTAGATCATGTAAGAGACTACTTTGGTCTAAGCAAAGAAGGCTCCCATGACGCTCTCAAAGACGTTACTGATACAGCAGAGCTTTTAATTAGATTTATGAGACTATTTAGGAACACATCTTCTAAGGTAAAATTTAAAGGATCGTGTATAGCAAATGGCTGAGTATTATACTTTTGATTGCGGTTGTAAATTCCCTGTTATTTCTCAGTCTGGTGAATTTCCTAAAATTGATTTTTCTCCAAATGTAGAGAATCTAAATCTAGATTGTCAAAGAACATGGGAATTAATATCAGAAGGAAATACAAAAGGTTGTTTTCAGCTAGAGTCTAGATTAGGCCAAATGATGGCTCGCAAGCTTAAACCAGAAAATATGGAACAGTTATCTGGTCTGATTAGCATTCTTAGGCCGGGATGTTTGGAAGCATATAGAGACGGTAAGAGTGTGTCTAATCATTACATAGACAAAAAGAATGGATCTGAGTCGATTGACTTTTTCCATCCTGCTCTTGAAGAGTCTTTAAAGAGTACCTATTCAGAGATGGTTTATCAAGAACAGGCTATGCAAATCTCACAAAAAATTGCGGGATTTGATCTTCAAGAAGCTGACATGTTAAGAAAAGCTATTGGCAAAAAGAAACCAGAAGAGATGGCTAAAGTCAAAAAGAAATTCATTGAGGGAGCAAAAAAGGTTAAAATTGTTGACGAATCTGAAGCAGAAGAGATTTTCGGTTGGATAGAAAAGTCTCAGAGATATAGTTTTAATAAGTCCCACGCCATTTCATATGCTATTAATGCTTATATGTCAGCATACGCGAAAGCACATTTCCCAAGAATCTTTTTTGCATCATATCTAAGATTTGCTAAAGACAAAATAGATCCTCAACAGGAAATAAAGGAGCTGGTTAGAAACGCAACTGAAATGGATATTATTGTTTCTATTCCAGATATACGATATTTAAACGAATTCTTTATTCTCAAGAATAAGATTATTTATTTTGGATTAACAGATATCAAAGGGGTTGGTCAATCTGTCTTTAAGAAGATATTAAGCTTAACAAAAGAAATAGACCTTAAAACCGCAACATGGCTACAAATCCTAACACAACTACTGCTCAATATTAATTCAACAGCAAGTAAAGCATTGATCTCTGCGGGGGCTTTGGACTATTTAAAAAAGAATAGAACAGAGATGTTGTTTGAATATGATATATGCTCTTCTTTAACTAAAAAAGAATTACAGCTTTTAATGGAAATTATATCAGAAAGCAATCCCAAGAACCTCAAAGAAGCATTAGGTTCTATGTTGTTGATCAAGAAAGTGACTAAAAATAGACAACCTAATATTCAAGCTTTAATTCAGTCTATAGATAAACCCCCATATTCTTTATTAGATAAAATTGAATGGTTATCTGACTCCGAGAATTCTTTACTTGGCACAGCAATAACCTGTTCCAAGCTGGATACTTATGATACTAGTATGTCAAACTGTAATTGTAAAACATTTAAAACTACTTTTATCAAAGAAAATATTGTTTTAGCTGCCGAAATTAGTAATATCAATATTACCAAAACTAAAAACGGTAAAAATCCAGGACAAGAAATGGCCTTTCTTACAATAGAAGACCAGTACGGAGTATTGGATTCTGTGGTCTTTTTCCCAGAACAATTAGCTAAATATAAACACCATTTATTTGTTGAAAATATTCTAGTTTTTGTAGGAAATAAAAGCAAGACCAAGGATGGCCTTATAGTAGAAAAATGTTTCATCCCAGCCACTTGACATCAGTCGGACTCCAAATATAATACTCATGGCGTTTGAGTTTTTTTTTGAGTTTAAACTTTTAGGAGAATATTCATATGAATATTACTTTGCTTCGAGGGAATTTAGCTAGAGATCCAGAATTGCGTATTGTTAATACTTCAGGTAAGCAAACATCTGTAGTCAACTTTACTGTTGCAGTATCTAGAGAGTATGTTAAGGCTAGCGGAGATAAGGATAAGATTACTTCCTTTATTAACTGTGAAGCTTGGGATACTGGGGCTGAGATGATTGCTGAATCCTTTAAGAAGGGTGATCTAGTAATGATTGAGGGATCTTTACGAAATGACTCGTGGGAAAAGGACGGCGTGAAACACAGCAGCTTGAAGGTTAGAGTAAATAACTTTTCAAAGATTGCTAAACTATCACGACCAAGTAAAACAGAAAATACTGAGTCTGTAGCTTTCTGAATATAATTCATCTAGGAAAAAGCAGAATACGGGGGCGAAAGCCCCCTTATTTTGTATCTATAATATGTCAAACAAACTTAAAATCTTAATGTGTTCCGAAGCTAGTTTTTTAAATTCTGGATTTGGAACGTATACCAAAGAACTACTCTCTCGTCTTCATAAAACCAACAAGTATGTTATTGCAGAATTTGCTTCTTATGGTTTTGTCAATGATCCAAGAGACAAAGACATTGAGTGGACCTATTACGCAAATGCTGTAAAAGACACAGACCCTAGGCATAAAGAATATACGTCTAGAGGAGATAACCAGTTTGGTCGATGGAGATTTGAGAAAGTTTTATTAGATTTTAAGCCAGATATAGTGATTGATATTAGAGACTATTGGATGACAGCATACCAAGAAACCTCTCCTTTGCGTAAGTATTTTCATTGGATTCTTATGCCAACAGTGGATTCTGAACCACAACAAGAGGACTGGATAGATACCTTCTTATCAGCGGATGCTATTTTTACATATTCTGATTGGGGTGCAGAAGTTCTTAAAAAACAAAGCTCTAATAATATTAAATATATTGATACTGTATCTCCAGGAGTTGATTTAAATACATTTAAGATCAAAGACAGATCAGCTATAAAACAAGCAGCAGGATTCAAAGATAATGATATTATCATTGGCTCTGTCATGAGAAATCAAAAAAGAAAACTTTTTCCAGAACTACTAGCATCTTTTCGCTCTGTCTTAGATAATCTGGAAAATACTAATCCAGAACTTGGCTCAAGACTATTTCTATATCTACATACCAGCTATCCAGATATGGGATGGGATATTCCGGAACTCTTAAAAGATAATAGATTAGCTAACAAGGTTTTCTTTTCGTATATATGCAAAAATTGCAAAAATACCAGCTGCAATGTTTATAGTGGTGTCCAAACAGTTTGTCAAAAATGTTTACACAAAACATGTAGTATGCCATCTGTTACGGATGGGTTTAGCTCATCGAATTTAGCAGATGTGTACAACCTGTTCGATCTGTATGTTCAATATTCGATATGCGAGGGATTTGGGATGCCTCAAGTGGAGGCTGGTGCCTGTGGAGTACCCGTTGCAACGGTTGATTATAGCGCCATGTGCGACGTTATTAAAAAGCTCGATGCCTTCCCAATCAGGGTTAAAACCAAGTTCAAGGAGCTCGAAACCAAAGCGTTCAGAGTATATCCAGATAACGATCACTTGGCCAGTATTATCTTGGACTATATACAGTTACCAGAAGATATTAGAAATAATAAAAGACAAATAATTAGAAAATTGACAGAAAAACATTATGATTGGGATCAGGTGGCCGAAACCTGGGAAAAGTATCTGGACAACTTAGATCAGTCAGGATTCAGATCAAATTGGGACACTAAAGAACAGATGATTAGCCCGATTCAAAAATCTCAAAACATTAATCGTCATGATCATTTTGAAAAACTCTTATCCACCTGTAGCTATCCTTTTAATAAACCAGACATGATAGCATCTGCAAAAATTCTAGGTATGCTAAGAGATGCTGATTATGGATTTGCTCAAGGCGGACCAAATCAAATTATTCCATTTGGATATAACAATATAGAAGACTATTTACAGATATTAGTTAATAATCAAAACCATGCTGAAAAAGTCAAAGAAGACAAAATTTCTTTTGACGAAGATTTTATCCTATACGCAAAGCTAAAGAATCAAAAATGAATACAATATATCTAGGACCATATAGAGATAATACAATTAATGGGGTATGGTCATATAATATTTTATCCAGCCTATTAAAATATCCGACTCATCAATTAACTTGCAGACCAATATACTTAGAATCGTCCAATGTAAGTACTCGCAATCCTAGAAATAATGATTCCGCCATATCAGCGGCAGAACATACGATTCAGTCAACATATGACTGCTTGATTCAGCACACAAATCCAGAAAATATTGTTTGTAATAAATCTCTTAAAAATATTTGCATACCAATTATAGATAGCGAATTTTTATCCAATAAGGCTATTACCAATCTTAAGAATTGTGATTTAATTTTAGTTGATAATCCGTTAAATTTCCAAAAACTATCGACCATTCTTGAACAAACTTCAAATATAGAATTATTTCAGTATCAGGTTGATACCAACTATGGCAATGACACTTATGACTTTGGCCCATATGCATATATGAAAAAAATGTATATAATAGCAAATTATGCTCTCAACTCTGATCTTTATAATGATCTTCTTATAGATTTTATTATTTTAACACAAAAATATGAAAACTTGTGTTTGGTTCTATTTGTTGTAGATTCAAGCGGTTCTATACAAGAAATACAAAAAATAGTAGACAAAATATATGAGAGTTTAAATATATCAACTTCTCTTAAGAAGATTTGTATCATACCTATCTTGCCAACTATAGAGAATCTTATCTCTTGTCATAAAATATGTGATATGTATTTGAATATTAACGACGATATTCGTAGTACCGCCAATGCTGCATACGCATATGCTCTGAATAAGTTAACGGTTGAACATCATCATTTATCTTTTCAAATGACCCCTATAAGAAATGGGAGAATTAGTCCAAATTGGTATGATGTTCCATCCAACCAGAGCATAATGACATCCATACAAAATGTTTTATCTAATCCCACTAAGGGGCAGTTTTTACCAAATTCAAAATCTCTGGAATTGTTTTTATGAGTTCTAACTTTGTTTATAATACGCTTAATAAATTATTAGACAGTAATATTAATATACTATATGAGCCAAATCAAAGTTTATTTGATGTTGTATTTTCTGAAATAGAAGCAACAATATTACGAACAGAGTCTGCTTTTTCTAAGCATTTTTATTATGACGCTTATGTAACAGGTAATTTTTTCTCTCATGTAAATTATAGAAACAAATTTTTACGCAATCATCAGATTCAGGATGTTGTTATCTTTCATCAGAAAACCCCGAGCGTATTTAAAAAAGAAGATAAAACAATATTAAAAAACAACTTGTCTTCTACCTATAAAATATTTCCAACCGAACTAATTGCAGATGAATGGGATATACGAGATAAAAAATCAATAACTATTAATTATGGAATACCAAGCATAAAACATGAATTAATGCCGTTTAAAGACAGAAATACCATTTTAGTTATGAATTTTAATGACGATACAAATGTAAATAATTTATTTGCTAGTATTAAAGGATTTTTCCCTGACGCTATTTTAATCAACAAGTTAGTAAACAATAGTCTAGAAGAAACACTTAAATTAATATCTAGATATAAAATAGTTATAGACTTAGCAAATCCATTCAACTCCTTATGTGCAACAGCTTGTGGCTGCTTCACCGTAACCAATCAAATTAGTGATGATTCGATTAAGTCTTGTTTAGTTACGCAGAATTTCAGAGACGCAAAAGAATTACTGTCAGATATTATTAGCAATGCTAATACTGATTTAATTGAAAAAGATAAAGAACACATTATAATAAGCTATTCAATGGATATCTTTATAGACAATATGACCAAACTATTTAATAGAATCAAAATGGAGCCATTCATAATATGAAACGCAATATTCATTTGTGTAATATTTACAGCAAACAAGTAGCGGACGCTGAACCAGTAGACATATCTACACTTTCTGGTGTTGTTAATTTATCTGTGGATACTATTTTTTGTGATTCTTTAGAGTCTATAGCAGCAGAGGATCTATCTAAAAAATTCTCAGAAATATTAAATAAAATACGACCTAATGGATACTTGATATTAAATGTCTTAGATATCAAAAAACTTTGTGCAGACTATTTACAAAACATTATTCCAAATCAAATTTTCTTATCATTAATCAAAAATAAGAATAACTTTATTAGCATAGACAATGTATATTCTTTAATAGACACTAAAAGTTTTCAAATTATGAAAATTGACACTGACCAAAATACTGTTTCTGTAGTGATTCAAAGGACAAAGATATGACAGCAACATCTTGTAAGGATTGTGTTTTTGCTCATTCAATTAACTCTATCAAGTCGTGTGATTTTAATCTTATTGATAGTATAAAAACTACTAGAGATATTGAAACTAGAGACGACTATAACTATATTCCAAACTATCATTGTAAGTATGGACTATCTAAGAAAACATATTATGCAAATAAAGATAAGTTTGAAGAAATTGATTTGATGAACTATATTAGACATAGAAATCTAATAAAATACTATCTTGTAATAGACCTAGAAGACGACACTGATATTGAAGCATTATGTTTACATATTAATTCTTTATCGATTAAACCTGATTTTATTTCTATATTAGCCTATGCGTCTGATATGGTCGATCTGATAGAAGTTATCAAAACTCACATTAGTTCAGACATAAGGTGGAAACTGCACAATTTAATAAATAAAGACATGGATCATAGTCTGGCTTTAAAGGTTGCTTTAGATACAAGTCCTATTCTTGATAAAACACAATTTATCTGGATTAATAGATCATCTGACATTCAATATATAGCTGAGTCTGATGCTGTGTCTAAAATCAATTATATTGTGAATATAGAACAGCCTGTTTGTAATTTCATCGGCTCGCAAATCTTATCGAGCAATAATTTTCATAATCTGTTGATGTCTGTTTCTACATACAAACACATTGTTAAAAACGTCTCCTCTTCCTTAATGGAAGGTATAAAACAAATAGGAACAACAGTAACAGCTTATTATGATTAATGTTTTAGTTTTAATACCAGAAATAACAAAGGGAATGAAATCCATCGGATCAAAATCTTTGTTAAAAATTAAAAACTCCAAATCCGTCATAGAACATCAAATCGAACTACTGCTTTCTATGAAGAACAAAGTTTCCATCAATATTGCAACAGGGTTTGATAATGACAGAATCAATAAAACGATAGATAAATACAAAAATATTAATATCATTCATAATGACCAATATGAAAATACTAATTATGGGAAATGTATAAAATTATTCATACAGCAAAATCCGAATATTGATAATTTATTTGTAATTGGTAGTGGTGTGCTTTTTAAAGAGAATATTTTTTCGCAAACCTCTTTTGGTAATATGTCTAGAATTTTTATATTAGACAAACCAGCAAATAATTTTAACATAGGATGTAATGTCAATAATAATATCGAATATTTGTTTTATGATTTACCAGAACCTTGGGCAGAGTGTGTTTATTTTAATCTTTCCGGAATCGGGGGATTAAAAACTTTAATAGAACAGAAAAATATAGATCAGATGTACATTTTTGAGATAATCAACGACTTACTGTTGTTGAATGTAGATTTTCAGAAAGAGT